TGTACATGCAGAGTCTTGTAGGAGATCGTAGTGACAACATCATTGGCGTAGCTGGCATTGGTCCAGTAAAGGCAGAGCGAGCACTAGATGAGCTGTTGCCTGAAGAGTGGTACGACAAGTGCCGTGAACTCTATAGCGATGATGAACGCTTTCACCTCAACATGAAACTGCTATACATATGGCAGAAACCCAACGACAGTTGGGAACCACCAATCACACAGGAACAACATGATTAAAGACGTAAACATGCAGCATATGACTATGCGAGAGTATGTAGCTGTAGCAATGCTCTCAGAGCTAGGCAGCAAAGATGCTGTCTTAAAAATGATTAGTGAGGGAGAGATAACCTCAGTTAATGTCATAGAGACTTCTTTTGCATGGGCAGATAACTTTATGAAGGTACGTGAAGAGAGGCTCAATGCCAAGACCTAAACGACATAATCCATCGGGGTATCGCAGTGGCTTAGAGTCTAGATTTCAAGCAGCTTGTGAAGCAAAGGGATGGAAGCTAGGGTACGAACAAGACAAGATCAAGTACGTGATCCCATCAAGCAACCACACCTACACACCCGACTTCACTGTTACTAATAACGTCTACATAGAAACCAAAGGTCTATGGACTGGATCAGACAGGAAGAAGGCTGTGCTCATCAAGCAGCAGCACCCAGAGATCACTATCCTTTACGTGCTACAGCGCAACCAAGGACTGTCTAAAAAGAGTAGCACCACCTACCTAGACTGGGCAGCTAAAAATGAACTAGATGCTTGTCTGTTCTCAGACACAGCACATTGGCAAGATTACATAATAAGGAACTTATGATTGAACTAACTGTATTAGAGGCTACGTTGATAGCATTGAATCTAGGCTTAGCTTACTTCAACTTTCAACTAAATGCTGAACTTAAGAAACACAACGCTGCTATGGCAGTGATGCTATATGGTATCCACAAAGGCAAGATAAAGATCGTGGATGTTGGTGATGGTTTTAAATTGGAGTCGTTATGAAAATCTCACTAGAAGAAGTAAATAAAAACAAAGAAATAATCAATGAGGTTAAAACTCGTTGGCAAAAGCATGAGAAGAACATGAACATAAAGTCTCCTCTTGAGTACTTAGATGAAATCAAATCAACTACTGAAGCTTCTTTTGAAATAGGTACTTTCCCTAGTAATAGTGCTTTTGATAGAGAGACATACAAAACTGGAGATGGTGACACCATGCAAGCTGCTAGACCAGGAGCTATGGATCACAAGAAGTACAAATCAAAAATCACATGATTTATATTGGAGACACAAATGAAATACGATCCAGACAATTCAGAACATTCAGAACTAAAAGCTAGAACTTTCTATGAAAATAGATCTCGTGCAGTACTAAGAGCACACCCAAATTGTAGTGACCCTGACCACCCAGGTTGTGATTTATGTGAAGAGGACGAAGATGATGACATTCAAAGCTATGCCGATGATCAAGATGACATCCAACAGTATAAATAACGTTACTAAGAACATCTTTTATGCTCTAGTGGAATCACTCCGTGCTCCAACTGCTGAAGAAATGGCTATAAAAGAGTTGGAAGGTGCAAAGCGTGAGCTTCTCAACATGCTTACCGCCCAAGACTACTCCAAGAGAATGGTGGAATACCACCTTGACAGAATTAAACGACTAACTAACTACCTAGCAAAGGCTAACAATGAAGGAATCTAGACACGACAAGATAAGAGTGTTGCTTTTAAACGCTAATGATGGGTTAACAACTAGTCAGATAGCTAAGCAGCTAGGCTCTACCTACAAGAGTATCCAAAAGACCATGAACAACATCTATGGTGTCTACATAGATCGCTGGGATGTACCTAAACGAGGTCAGTTTGCAGCTGTATGGATGTGTGTAGATGTACCTGCTGATGTGCCACACCCTAAAGATAGGTATTTACCTAAACCAACAACTATATGGCAAGAAAACTCACCCTATAAGAAGCTCCAATGAAGAAACAAGAGATGATTACTCTGCTACGTAGTGCAGGTGTAGACGAGAATGCTGTCACCTTGGCGACTAATGCTTGGGAAATGGGAGCTGAGTGGCAGAAAGAAGAGTGTTGTTTAGTCTTAGACGGTCTAGCTGCTAAAGACAAACTAAGCAACTACTACTTAGTAGCAGCCAACATCATACGGGAGATGCCATGACAGAGAGACACATAGGTATATCAGTGCCACACAGACTTGTTACTAGTACCATTGAAGAGGAAGAAGCCTTCAATGACATAGAACGAATGTCTAGGATCAAACAAGAGATCATCCGTAACCCATCTAAAGAAGCTCAACTGATAGCTGAAGTAGCCATACTAACTGAAGCAGTTAGAGTTCTAGCAGCCAGGGTTAAGGAACTAGAGTCTAAGTAATGGATGTCTTACTAACTCTCTTTGTTCTACTAGGCATAGGTATTTGTGTAGGCATAATAATTCTTACTGCCATCTACCTCATTAATCTAGAAGACTGACAAAGCTAATTGAACGTGTTTGATTCGGTCATCTAGACCGATAGTTCCACCATTGATTATCTTGGTACATTTAATGTAGTCAAGGGCATCCGCTGGAGCATTGAGGTTGTGGGTAGACCAAAACCATCCACCTGTGAGAGCAGCATACTGGGGAGTAGAAACAAGATCAGGGTTAGCAACAAAATCCATACCCAACGCTTTACCAGCGTGAAAGTACCCACTATGCCCAGTGAGCTGAATAATTCCGCGACCACGGAAACGATAACCGTCACCAGAATTTTCGTCACGGTTACCCATGCGTAGGCTATAGACAGAATTTGCGATCTTTTTAGGATTTCCAGAAAATTCATTAGCCTTCTCCTGGGTAGGAAACCTCTTAGGCCACAGTCTCATTAACGTAGCAGCCTTGTAGTTAAGGTTCTCTTCTAGCAATCTAAAGTTACCACATTCATGGGAGCACTGTCCTATGAACATAGCCTTCTGGTTATTAGTAACAATGTTAAACCTTTGGAAGGTTTCATTGAGAGCATCAACCCATTGAGGACCGATACCCAATCTATGTAGTTGTTCAGCGTTGACCATTTACAGTCTCCATTACTTTGTTGTAGGCTGCGATACAGGCGTTGAGTTGTTGGGTGTTCCTGTCCCCTTGACTGGCGATGGCTGCAATAGCTTCAAGAGTCTGTCTGTCAGATTCGCTTCCCTGGGTGTCCCCACTTCCGCTGGAAGGGGTGGCACTTGGACTGTTTTGTACGCAACTTGTGGAGGCTTGGAGGCGCAAGCTACCAGAGCGAATAAGCTTAGTAATATCAGTTTGTTTCTGAGTAATGGCATTGTTAGCCTCCTGAAGTTTGTTTGATTGGTCATTAATCTGCTTGGTTAACTCTTGCTCTTTAGTACGAGCCTCTTCATTCTTAGCAGCAATCTCAGACTGCATCTCTTGATCACGTTCAGCCCAACCCTTGTGGTGTCCATAGCCATAGAATCCACCAAGAGCTAACAGAACACCTAGTATGACCCAAGGATTAATCATGTCTCACCCCTAGCAGCAGCTCTCTCATGTGCAATCTCTTCCTTAGAAGGATCAATAAAGTCTGGAGCTGTTGTAGGAGGAGGAGGTGCTCTCCACTCTTCATCAAGAGGAGGGTTAACCCATACAGGTAAAGCACTAGAGTTACTAGTAACAGGAGTAGGAGTTACAGGTGCAGGAGTAATAACTGGAGGAGAGATCTTGTCAGCAACAGCTTGTACACCCTTGCGAGACATCACACCACCAATGCCACCAACAATGAGCAGCACAATATCGTTCAACATCTTGGCAAATGCTTGATCAATTGGAGCCATGCTCTTGATAGGCTGGACTACAAAAGCTAAGCTATACAGCATAAAAATAACTATGCCAGCAAGGATAAGAGTAACAAGCAGGACTACAGAAGCCCAGACTCGTACTTCAATTTCCTCTTGCGTCAGAAGCCGATTGGGATGGAACTTGGGTAGGTTGGACAATTTGTTTCTCCAGTACAGGTGCTACAAGGTAATCAGGACAATCTTGAGTAAATAAACAATCAGGACGTTGGCATCTCTTAGCAGAGAAGTTCTTTGGATCTTGACAATAATACCTATAGTGGTCATCACAACCAACTAAAAGCATCAGCACCAATAAATACTTCATTTGGATTCTTTCAGTTCTTGTTTCAACTTACGTAATTCTTTCATCTCTTTTTTTAATTGTGCTTTCATATAGAGTGTCTCTACATAAGCCATTGATGTTGCACCTACGACAATACAGAGCATTACTCCAATTAAAACCCACCAGATAAGTTTTGCAGTTGCCACATTAGCCATCCAAAAATCGTAGATATAAACACAATAGCAACCCCTCCACTTACTAACTCAATGACAAATATTTCTTGTTGTTCTTGTTCCCATCTTTGTTTTCTTAATTTCTTAACTTCTTCTGATCTAGCCCATTCCTGTTCTTGTTGAATTTTGGCATACATCTTTAGAAACCTTGTATAAATTGCTTTGAGTTCAACAGGGGCATAGACAGTCATTTGTTCCCGAATTTGAGCATCAAGGTTTTCCATTTGGAGCTCCACCAAGGCACGTTCAATAGCCTTTTTAGAAGTGTTTTGAGTTGGGTCATATCGTTCCTTTGATTCTGCCTCCAAAGAGGCGTAGTAGTTGTTTAATTGAGCTTGTATATCAAAGAAGTTTCCAAGTTGAATGCCAACTTCATTGATGGTTTGTAATTCAACTTCTTCATAGGTCTGTTGTTTCTTTGAAGCGACTTTCGCTTTTGCCAAAGGCTTGGAGACATCTTCTGATTTGGTTGACTTGGACTTGGGCTTTCCACTAAGTAGGCTAATGAGCCACTGCCAGATTCCTTTGATGGCTTTGACATCAGCCATGACTCCTTCAACTGTTTTCTTTGCACCCTCAAGCTCCATGCGTCCCTGGTGGAGCATGTCACATCCCTTTTTAATAAAAGAAACGGCAGTTTGGGCTGCCATGAGGAGAGTAAAAGGATCAATGAATGTCCCCTATGTGTTAAGTTGGAGCTGTGTAGGCAGTAATGATGCCACTAGAAACTGTAAGAGAACCATCAGTACCTGAAACAGTTAGCTTAGCTAGTGCTACTGTAGTAGAGATGCCTACATTCTGAGTAGACATAGTACCTAAACCTGTAACTTGAGTGTTAGGTAAGCTAAGAGCACTAAGTGTTATAAGCGTACTGTTACTAGTAGCAGTAATGTTTAAAGCAGTGCCTGTAGTATTTTGATTCCATGTAGGAACAGTACCAGTAAGACCACTATATGCCACATTAGTTGCAGTAGCAGCATTTCCACTTGTGTTTTGATTGAGAGTGGGAATGTCAGCGGCAACAACAGCTCTAAACGTAGGAACACCAGCAGAACCGTTAGGTGCTGCTAAAACAAAGTTGGCAGTCTTAGAGGCATAGGGATTTAACGTATCGCCATAACCAGTAGCTGTCCAACTAGGAACACCCGCAGCAGTCATTTGCAATAAAGACGTAGATGCAGGAGGAGGTAACCTAGTTAAATTGTTAGTGGAGTTGCTGTATATTATGTCTCCTGTGTTGTAGGTAGTTAGTCCAGTACCACCAAACTCAGGTTCAATAGGAACATCTAGCGTAGAAGCAGTACCAAAAACTCTATCACTAAGTTGTTGAAGCCAATCTCTCCAAGCAAAGTTTTCTCCAATAGGATTTGGTGGGATCGGGGTTTGAACAGCCATTATCTACCTGCTTCCTTTTCTCTTTCACGATAGCGTTTAGCTTTTTCTTTACGTAGTTCTTGACGTTCTTTTCTAGCAGCTTTTCTTTGTTCTGGTGTTCCACCATAAACAGGAAGACCCATTGTTCCTAGTAACGCTCTCTTAGCACCTTCTCCTTCAGGAGCATCAAGAGCAGCTTGTACTTGGAATGGTAGTGCTTGACTACCAATTGCTTGTGCTCTAGCAATAGAAGCATCAACAGTTTCATTGCCAGTTATGATTGCAGGATCAAGTTTTGGAGCTGTTGGAGAAGCGTACTCAGTACCACCACCAATGATAATGGCAGCTTTAGGTAAAAATCCTATTTTATTAAATAGTGTTTTAACTGGATCTGCAAGCCAATGATATGGCTCCATCGCGTGTTTCATAGCTTGCATAGATGTGCCATCTGGGTACTCAATACGAGTTGGATCTTTGTTCTCCCAAACAGGTCGATCAGCTGTGATCATATTAATGCCATTGATCAATGTGAGATAAGTCAATGCAGTCTTAAATTGATACAACCTAGCATAGTCTGCTTTAGTTGTAGGAGACATCATGCCTTTGATACCCTCTACAGGCTGCCACTTAGTTGGATTCAACTGCTTTGGAAGAGCAGAGGTAAAGGCACGAATAGTAGATAGAGTCCAATCAGGAGCAAACAAAAGAACTTGCAAAGCTCTACGACCTTCTGGACTGTACGCAGCCATAGCCATACGTTTACCAAATTCTGTATTAGCACTAGTAGCGGCATCAAACCAATTTAAACCACCAAAGCTATCATTAACAAACCTAGCTATCTCTTTACGAACAGCAGGTTCATCAAAAATCTTACCTTCTTCTGTAGCCTGTCTACGTGCTTTCTCTAGATAAGCATCAGCTACCATGATTTTGCCACCAGTATGCAAGTAATTCCATGTGTACTGATCAAAGTATCCCAGGGTATATTTTTCTACAGTGCTAAGTGTTTTTTCTAGAGCACGAGTCTTAGGACCAAACTTGCCAATCATTTCATCAGCAAACTTACCAGTGGCAGTTAGTATTCCTTGAGACACATCATCTGGCATTTCAAGCTTTAAACCATCTTGTCTAATCCAAGTATCTACGTTGTCACCAAGCTTGCCATTTTTAAACTGTTCAACAGCTTTAGAAATAGCAGACAATTTAATGTCTCTACCAGTAACAGCTTTAACACCTTTCTCAACTAACGGAAGAACAACAGCCTCTTTAAGAGGCGTATAAATAGGTATACCAGTACTAGACAAAACTTCCATCAGAGACTTAGCATGGAAGAAAGAACCAACAACGTTAACACGCTTAACTACTTGGGACAATTGCCCAACAGCATTCATGAAATCACCAGGACCTGCATCAAATACAAACTTTAAAGCTGGTTTTAAATCTGGATGAACAGCGTAGCCAGCAAACTGGGGACTATCCATCATCTCCCAACCTGGGGGTTTTGGATTGTCTTTGGTATCAACTTCTTTAATTAGAGTCTCACCAGCAACATTTCGTATCTGTTTTAGATTGTCTACTAAAGTTTTATTCTCAATAGCCTTTTCCATAGACAAGGCATACTCTTTGTAGATCTCAGCAATGTCTTTTGTCTTGATGTTGAGTCGCCACTCTGACTTACCAGAAGCTGCTATACGAGCATTAGCTTCATCTATAAAGACTTGTAAATCTTCAAAAGTTTTAAACTTACGTTCTTTAGCAAACTTAGATGTGGTATCCATACCACGCATAGTAGGATCACTCTTAGATGTTCCTAGTAACTTAGCCATGAACTCTTCACGAGCACCCTTTGGAGCACCAGTCCAATCAAGGATGTGGGTTACGTAGTCTTCTAATAGTCCTTTGACAACACCTTGCTTTACAGCACGGTCACCAATGTCTTTAGCCAGGGCTTCGTATTTCTTAGCAACAACAACTTCTTCTGGTGTAAGACCAGTTAGGTCACCCTTGTCAACAGCTACAGCAATAGCTTCTCTACGAGCAAGATCTGGGATGTCTTTGACAAGCTCATTTCTTTGGCTATGGATAATGCGATC